CAAAGTTTTCTGCAGTTAATACAAATGAAGCTGTTGTAAGTGTTCCATTAGTTTGTTCTAAACCCCCTATTATTATTTTATCACCAGGTTTATAACCTCTTCCTCTAAATTCTCTATTAGTTGCTCCTTGTGTTGGGAAAATAGCTCCAGTAAGAGTAGCTGCTGATTGGAAAAGTTGGGCATATGCTCCTATACCATTTCCTGTAGATGAAGTAACAGGATAATATTTATTAGAACCACCTACACTACTACTTAAACTTGTTGGATTATCTATTATTGAAGAATAAATATTTCCAAATAAATAATTTACATCTGAACCAGAAATATAAGTATCATAGGTTCCATCAATTTCACCTTGTGAAAATTTAATTAAATATCTACTAGTTTGAGCTGAGTCTTCTAATATATAAGTAGATGCCTCTAATATCTCATCTAACCCAGTATTCATTATAGGATTTTGGGTATATAATGTAGCGTCTTTTGAAGGAAATAATTTATAAATTGCCATTTATTTAAATATTAAAGTTTTTTAAATCATCTAATTTAGGTTTAACATCCTTAGGAACTATACTCTCATCAATATTTGTAGGTATACTTCCTTGTGTAGGTTCTTGTTCACTATTTTTTAATACCTGTTCTATTGCTTTACTAGGATCTGCTAATACCTCTAAATAAGTCCTATTAGGGGTATATTGTTGTAGAGTCATAGTTTCTAGAGTTCCACCATCTTCTGTATTTATACTTGTATCTATAAATTTAGCTTTTGTAGGATATCTTAAAACCTTATAATTACCACCATCCATAAATGTAGATTTTGCACCATTTGCTGCTGATGTTCTGTTTGGACCCCCACTTCCTCCTTGTTTTACTCCTGCTGAAGGGTCTTCAACATCTAATGCTGTTGTTTTAGTTGATGAAATTAAATCATTAGTTGAAATATTAGCTCTAACTATTCCTTCATTAGTAGTATAATAAGCATTTTCGGCATTATATCTTTGAGTAAAATTAGATGGAGGATTATTAGTTGTTCCCCCATCTATTGGAGTACCATCTAAAGGTTGATTTTTTTTTATTTGGTTATATTTTTTTAATAAATCCATATTTTTTATTTTTATAATGGTACTACTCTTCCTACAATATCAGATTGAGGATATTTTAACTCAAAAACCATAGGATCAACTGATGGGTATACAACTCCCTGATTAGTTGCTGCTTTTACATCATAAGAATATTCACTATATCCAAGACTTTTTCCTGCTATATTTTTTATTTCTACATTAGTTACAGTTTGCACCCCAATTACTTGATCTAAAAGTATATTTATACTTTTTAGTAATATAGGTTGATTAATATTCCAATTATCTATATTAAAATAAGATTGGATTTCACTTATACAATTTAAAATTACTTCATTATTATTATAATTAGGCAATACTATTATATCAAAATTACAAGTTATATTAATAATATAAGCATCTTTTATTTTTATAGAATCATTTATCATTCTATATTCCGATAGATAGGTTTTAAGATTTTGTTTTAAAGTTGATGAGGCTGTTCTTAATTTTTTAGATGAATCATAAGATAATACATACATATCTAGTATTGTGGGTAATTCTCCTATCCCATATTCTGCTACTTTAGTAGGTTGAATAAATGCCTTTGCAATAGTACCCATATTAGCAGGCATACTTAAAGCTCTAATTAAATAATCTTGCTGTGTAACAGTTCTTAGTTGGTTTTGGAAATTACCTAAAGCATTTTGTCTAATTGTTTCTATACTATCTCCACTTTGACCTCCATCAGCTGCTAATATATTATTTGTAGCTACAGAACTAAATATAATATTAGCTAAAGCCGTAGAAGATATGTTAGGGTTTACAAATACTATATTACTACTATCAAAATTAGTTAATGTTCCGGATAATACATTAGAACTTAGTCCCCCACCTACTAAATATCTTACTATTAATGTTGTATTTGAAGGAGCAATTCCATAAGTATCTGTAAACATAAAATTTAAGGGAGAGTATGCTGTTGTTAATTTATCCTTTGAAAAGGCTAAACCTGTTCCTACATTATCAGGATTAGGTACTAAATTTTCATCATTATCACTTACAGTACCAGCTCCAAAACCTAATTGAAGTTGTGTTTTTGAAATAAATCTTGTTGTAAATCTTCTTTGTACTTGTTTTAAATTTAATAAATTAGGAGCATCATCTTGGATAGCATTTGGATCTGTATAATTTGCATTTATTTTTGTTGTAAAAACAGTATCTTGAGCAAGATTTAATACTTCATTCCATTCATTACCTTGTGAATCAAAACAATCTACTACATTAATAATTTGTGAATCATTAATATTTACAGTAGAATATTTTGTAGGTGTGGTAAATTCAAATAATGTTGATTTAATAGTTCCTGATATTGCTTTTCTTGTTTTTTTCAATAAAAATCTATCTGGAGTTGTACCACTTAAAGAATAAATAGAAATGTCAGTTGGATCTTGGGATGAGGATACGGAAAAATCACAAACATCTTCTATTATAAATTTTACACTAGAATTAGCATTAGAAGTTATTTGGAAATTATTAGGTATTTTTAAACAATAATCAAAATCAGGAACAACTGCTCCACTTGAATCTATTTTAGAGGGTAGTTGTTGATATAAAGAAATATCTACTGTAGCTGCTGTGGTTACTTTAGGTTTATATCCTAACATATAAGCTAAATCAAATAAATTTGATTCTTGTCTTGCATATTGGATAAAGGTTTCTTGAATTTGATTATCTAAATAAAAGGATAATACATCACCTACATATGAAGCCATTTCAATAAATAACATTCCTGTTGAATCTGTAGAAAAATCATTGTATGTGTTTGGGAAATATGTTTTAGAATAATCTATAAGAGCATTTCTAAATGTATTAAAATCTCTATTAGTATATGTTATATTTCTGTTTAAAGTTGCCATTATTGTATTGCTATATTAATTTGATCTTCTGCTCCTATGTTACGAATTAAATAATTTACAAATAAATTTATTGTATTATTGTCAGCTTGATTATTAAAGTTTACACTTTTTACTTGAATTTGAGGAAATTCTATAGATATATTATTTTTAATTCTTTCTTCAATTGCTTTATCAGTTCCCGCATTGATTCCCTCCCCAATAAAATCTCTTAAATTTGCACCAAAAGTAGGTCTCATAACTCTTTCACCTTTATTAGTTAATAACCAATTAAGTAAATTGGTTCTTATTACTTCTTTAGCTGTATAAGTAGGGTTAAATACTGCATTTCCTGATAAAGGAAAGCTAAACCCTAGGGCTGCGCTACCACTTTCTTGTGTGGGAAATACATTATCTACAATTTGAGCCATTATTTACTATTCATTAAATTCATTATTTGATCCATACCTACATTACCTGTAGGAAGAGAACCATTAGCCATATCCATTCCTGGATTTGGTCTGAAAGTTTGTGCATCATTACTTGTAAAACCTTTTGCAGTTTCACCTAAAATATTTTTATAAGCATCTCTTTTATCTTGAGCGGACATTACAGGAGTTGTTGGTGAAGGTATTGGAGGTGAAGTGGTAAGAGATTCCATAACAGGAGTTTGGGTTACTACTTTAGGTGTTTTTACAGCCTCTAGAAGTATATCTTTTAATTCTTCTTGTATTACTTCTCTAACAGTTTCTTTTAATACTTTTTTTAATTCTGTTAATTTCATCTTTAATTTTATTATAAATATTATTAATTTATGTTTTTATATCAATTATGATCCAGTAGGTATGGGTAACCCATTTCTACCAAATTCAAAATACCATTTATCAGCTGTTGTTAAACCAGCATTTACATTATTTTGATTATATGAACTTGAATTTGGATTTGCTCCTCCAGGTGACCAAAATGGTAATTCAGAAGCTGCTTGTGCATTTGCATTGTACCAATTTATTCCTAATGTTTCTAAAAGTTTTAAGAAAATTTGTGTTTTGGAGTATGCTTCAATTTGATCATATGTCAAACCATCATTAGTAATAGCAACATCTTCATAGAGACCTTCACCA